ATAGGCCGCTATCTGCTGCGGGTTGGTTCGCTTCGTCATTCATTTTTACATTTTCCTAGCTTTAATTAGCCGCGCTTCAAGGTCTCTAACAATGCTGTTCTGCCCTTCTCGGTAGTAAGCATAGCTAGAGTCGCTACCAGGCGTGGCGACTGGTTGCTCTAGTATGGAGGCACGTAGCCATCCCATGAGCTTTTTGCCATCCTCAGTACCTAATACTCTGAGGCATAGCTTATTCAAATCCTCTACGGCCTGCATTGAATCCCTAATGTCTAGCGATATCTCTTGCAGCCCTTCCCATCCATCATTCATTAAAAGCCCTTTTTAGAATGTGTACCATTGGGTAGTGGTGGTAGCCACTAATTCAGTTGTTGCCCCAGCAATAATGGTAAATGCAGCATTAGCAGACAACGCATTAATCGTGCCGCCTGTGGCTGGGTAAATACTTAATATATCTAAACTATCTGAGTTTCTAATTAGAATACGCATACCAGCAACAGCAGTTGGCAGTCTTACTCCAGCAGCGGCAGCCGTTACTACAGTCACATTATTGATATTGGAAACTAAACCAGTAGCCGTTCCCTGTGTTGTACCAGCCGCACTTACTGCCGCAGTAATACTATCAATTACTAATCCGTTTAGGGTAGTTGTGCTAGTTGCTCCTGATACCGCAGAACCAATAGTAATAGTAGTAGTAGAGCCTGATAATCCAGCCGTACCAATGTTAAGTGTTTTGGTAGAACCTGATGTTGTTGCTCCAGCACCTAGTGATACTGTTTGGGTTGAAGTGGATGTAGCAAGCGATGATGTGCCACTAGATGAAAGACCATTGAAAGACCCTGTACCGCCTGCTGTTACAGCACCTTGAACACTTAAAGCACCATCTACATAAGCATTAGACTGTACTGCTAAGTTACCTTGTACCCTAGCGTTGCTAGTCGTATTAAATACATCGGTTACTGCACTTATTGAGTTAGTGGCGGTGTTGTATTGAAATACTGTGTCGTTTGCTGTTCCAACCATGTAAACACGATTAGCGGCAGTAGAATCAATAAACAAACCTGTAGGGGTTGTTTCTTGAAAACCAATATAAAAAGAATTTTCAAATACTGCGGTAGAAACATTAAATGCAGTCCCAAGCGCATATTGGCTAATATCGTCACCAGTTTGACCAAGAATCCACATGGTTAAACCATCAGCACTTAGGTTTACTTGTTGCCCAGATGTTTCTTGTGTTGCAAAGCTAAACGAAATACTTGCGTAAGATGCGGTAGAAACATCCCAAGCCGTTCCTAAAGTGTATTGAAATACTGTATCGTTTGTTGTGCCAATAACATACATTACTGTGCCATCAGGTTTAAACCATAAACCAGTAGGTACAGGCTCTTGGGAAGTTACGCTAAATGATTTTGATGCGTAGGATGCGGTAGAAATATCAAAAGCAGAAGATAGAGTGTATTGAAATACAGTATCGTTAGTCTGTCCCATGATAAACATGGACAACCCATCGGGTTTAAAGAAAATATCTTGTGGTGCAGAATCTTGTGCTGATGTGGAAAATAGCCTTACAAAAGTAGCTGTGGATATATCAAAAGCAGTTGATAGCGTGTATTGGTTTACATCGTCACCTGTAGAGCCATTGACATACATATTTAATCCGTCAGGACTAAGGAATAATCCAGCAGGGGCAGTTTCTTCAGCCGTAATAGATTTACTTAAACCTGAGTAATTCCAGCCAGCAATGCTTGTGGTTGCTCCAAAGCCAGTAATATCACTAGCGTCTAACGTATCCCAAGTTAAATTTGTTCCATCGCTTTTAATGTATTTGTTAGTATTAGATCCACGCGTCTTATAGAACTCAGCTAAGGCAACCAGCTCTGCTTGGCGATCTGTTAACTTGTCATCGCGACCGCCACCGCCACCGCCTGTAGGCATAACAATCCACTCGCCAAAAATGCCAGGCTCTTTCTCAAAGCGAATCATTAAACCTTTTTTCTCATGCTTAGGCATTGGGCCTATCAGGCCTTGACTGCCACCAGCGCCTTTTAAGCCAGTAAAGCCACGCTCTCCGCGCTCTCCTTGAGCTCCATCTTTTCCAGCTGCGCCCTGGTCGCCTTTATCGCCCTTTTGACCGGGATCACCTTTATCACCTTTGTCGCCTTTAGGGCCAGTAATGGATTTGCCGGGGATACCCTGTGGCCCCATCGGGCCTTGGTCTCCTTGGTCGCCCTTGTTAGGCTGCACAATAATTTGACCAGCATCGCCCTTTTCACCTTTTGGGCCTTGCTGGCTTTTTGCTTTTTGTGCAACTTCTAATGCTTTAGTTGCAAGTGCTCTTGCGACATCATCACGCATTTGGCATTGCTCCCGCTATGTTATTAAGGCCAAGCATATCTAATATTTTCTTATCTGTATCTGCGCCCTCTAACATCTCAGGGTTTTGCTGCGCTAACTGTTGCGCTTGTTGCGCTGCCTGCTGTAAGTTAAATTGACGCTCCTCAGCCGATACCCGTAGTCTACTTGGTACGCCGAGCTTGTCGCCAATAAAGTCAATAATCTCACCGTACTTAGGCGTAGCTTGACCCTCTGGCCCTAGCTGTGCAGCCATCTGTACAAACTGCATTGTGTTAGTTACGTCCTCCATATTCTGAGCCATAGCCAGCGGAGCGATTGGGGCAACACGAACCTCTAATCCGTTGACGCGCAATGGCAGATCGATCAGGCCACGCTCATCCATAACCTGTAAAGTCTTGCTTACCAGAGGAATCATCGTCTCGTTAATTAAACGACCAAATGCAGACCCTAAGTTTTGGCTTAACTCCTTCATGCGCTCGACTACTTCTGTAGCGGAACGAGCAGACATATTGTCAGGTGGCAGAGACTCATCTAGCAATATGCGCTTAATGTTGGTTACGAGGTCATTAATAATAATCTGCGATACGTTGAAATCCCCAGCGCGAGGCAGCGGTTTTAATGATTCGCCTTGTGGGCCACCATTACGCGCTACTGGGATAATTGCACCGGGGATAATCTTAACGGTAGCTGGGTTTAAAACACCATCGTCTGCCGCTGTGTATACGCCTGAGATAGCCAAGCTAGCATTTTTAAGTACCAGCTCTTTTACCTTGTTTAATGTCTTGATGTCTGGCAGAGCTGTAATCAATGGGCCACGGCCGTATATCTCGCCAGCGACTTTCATATAGCGACTAACAACCCAAGGGCTATGCTTTAGTCTGCGGTAAACAACTTCTTCCTTAGACTCTTTGTGAATTACGTGATAGCAATAGTCGCCACGCTTAGGATCAAATACAGTAGCCTCAATTAGCTCCACATCTTCTGTGGGTTTATTGTCAATTTTAGTTTGCAGATCGGCAGGGATAATCGCGTCTTTCCATTGCTGGATAACGGCCTCGCCTTTAATACGCATACGGCGGTATACGTTATCTACTTGGCCGTTAGCGCCTTCCTCAAATGCAACCAAAAACTGTGGCACAGGAATGTAATTGATAGGCGAGATATCATCGCCAGGCTGCACCATCATTACTGCGGTGCCGACTGACAGATCCAGCAAGAACTCACCAACTGCAATATCAAAGTTAGATTGCTTAATGGTTGCAAACAGTTTCTCGGTATAGATATCAAGAGCTGCGTCTGCCTCTGCTTTGCGGTCATCTGGAATATCAGGGCCAGACTCTAGGCGGCACCATCTGCGCTGTGGCGGGAATATGCCTGACTGGATGCGGTTAGCGAAACGCTGTGTAGAGTTGATAGCAGTAGCATCAAATACGCGGTTCATCTTCTTAGCGCCGCCTACCTTGCCATCGTAATATCCATCGTACAGGTTACGCTGTGGCAGAGCGAACTCGTATGCCTCATCGTATAGATCGCGAAAGTCCTCTTTCTTACGCAGCGCAATGTCATGCCGCTTGAGGATGTCCTCTGGTTTTAAACGCATCATCTCAGCCATATCAATCCTTTTTGTGTCTATCTGCAAAGTTGCGAGCTGCCTCTTTGCTACCAAATCCCCATTTCTGTAGAGCCAGCTTTAGGCGTGTTGGCTTTCCATTCTCATCTGTCAACGGCCCAGCCATACCACCAAATCGAGCAGCAAAAGATACGCGCCGCGGGTTCGTGCCTTCTTTGACAGGAGCCTTTAGGTTCGCACCCTCTGTCCGCTTAAAGTACTTGCGGCCAGCCTCAGTAAGGCCACCGCTAGGACTCTTGTGCTCTTTCTTCATTCGTACCACTCAACAAATAACTCAGCCATGTGAGCGGTACCGTTTACATTAGTCAATCTAAACAGATATGTTGTTAATGGTTTTAGCACCATCTCTAAAGCACCAGCACCAGCGCCGCCTGATTTTTTTCCAGTACCACCAGCAATTATTTGTCCATCTAGTTGTGTGCCAGTACTGGTAACGGTTGGGTTAATTAATATTGCTGATTGACTAGCGGCATCAATCACTCGATTTCTGCTAATGGCCGTAAATGATGTGCCTCCAGTTACGGTTGCTCCTTCATATATATACAACTCAGCATCACCACCGCAGCTGGCATCAACCAAAATATGGGCATACACATTAGTAGCCCACGCAACCGCTATATTACAGCTTGCGCCAGCAGCCAATTTAGCTGCGTCTGGATACATTCTGTATGCGTTATAAGCTCTACCTTCATGCAACCGCAGATGGTTTACATCTACAGTCGGGAATGGTCTATCCGAACTCGCAAGAGTCTGTACGTTATCTTTATCAACGTAGCTTGGAGAAACATGGCGAGATTTGGTAGTAAGCGACTCACGCTCAACTGTAATGGCCATTACTTGCTCTTAGGCTTCATTGCTGTTTTAGCTGCCTGTTTAAATTGGGCATCAGTTGGCGCACCAGGCGAACCAGGCTTACGCATCTTTTCTTTAGAACCCTCACTAATACGTTCACGTTTTTTGTGGATATTGGCGTACAAACCAGCTTTCATATTAATATCCCCCTGCCTTGCGGCCTTCTGACATTGCAATGGCTTTAGCCTGCTCAGGCGTCTTTACCTTCTGACCGCTGCCTGATTTCAGCTTGCCCTTAGAATATTCGCGCATTACTTTAGCAACTTTGCTTTGCATCTTATCTTTATCTGGCATGATTAATCCTTAAAGTTGTTGTCCGCTACCTAAAGTTTCCATACCAGACTCAGCATTTAATCGCGCATCAGATAAGAGCTGACGGCCGCGGCGGCGAGCGCCACGCATACGAGCGCCTTGCTCTTCTTGTGATGCGGTAGCTTTCTCAACTACTGGCTCTGGTTTTGGTTCTACTTTTGCACCACCACCACCACCACCACCACCACCGCCGCCAAATAATCCACCCATGATTAAACTCCCATTCCTTTAGATCCCAAAGTTTGCTCAACACCAGTCTCTGGAGTTAAGCGCGTATCTGCCAACAACATTCTTGAGCCCCCACGTCTGCGCGATGCAACGCGACCAGCTGCCTGCTCGGCCAGCTCTCTACGCTCATCGTCTGCTTGCTGTTTTAGCCTAGCGTTTTCTTCGCGCTGTGCCTCCATCTGACCTGACATATCTGGGCCGCCACCGCCGCCAAATAATCCACCCATATTAAAACCTCGCCATAAGTAAGTAATCAACTTGATCTGGGCCGTACTTCCGCATCACGCTCTCAGTTTCAAACCCAATCGCTTTTGCATATCTGAACGCCCTATTGTCGTCAGTTCTAACAGTTATTTGTAATCTATGCAACTGGAGATATCTGATTGCGATATCGCTAAATCCTTTGCCTGCTCTAAGCATTGTTGCGGGTATTGATCTAGCCTCCTCATCAAACACGCTCCACATCTCGCCGACTCCTGGCCAGATGTTTACTACGCCAATAATAGCAACAGCTCTGTTGTGTCTAAACGCAGTAAACGCAACGCCCATCTGTGCTTGACAGGATATTAATGACTTAACCTCGTACACATTAGACAGTACCGATATCTCTTTATGATTAAAGTCAAGCAGGTTGAAATGCTCAGGCACAAACGGCAGATAGTACATACCCTTGCGCTTGTGCATCTCATCATTCATTACCTCATAAGGGATATGAAATTTCATCGTCCAAAGATATCAAAGTCGCTGTTGGCTACAGTCTGGGCTATAAAGGTTTTACTTTGCCCTGCTGGCCCTCTGGTCATGCGCTTGTATTCGCCCCCGCCTAGCAGCAAGTAGCCAAACGCGTCACCTACGTGGGAGTGCTCATTCTTATTTGGGGCATCTCTAAAGCGCTCTTGGCCTGATCCGACCGATATCCGTTTAAAGTGATAGCCGCCAGCCAAGGATTTACGCAGCATCTTGCATTTTGTGTCAACCAATAGCCCTGGCTTACCGTTAATTAGTCTCTGCATGGGCGCGGCAGCCGACTCTCGGCGCACCTTAAAGTCGTTTGATGGCGTAGGCTGGGCTTTGAGGCCTAATGTTTTTAGGAAGTCAAAGGCCGTTACCTCGTATATGGCATCTCTAGCCATACCAGCAGGGTCGCCCCATACAAGTACTTGTATACCCGGATACCTAGCATTGAGCTCCGATATGAGTTGGTGGCCAAAGCGCTCTAGTCCCATATCAAAAGTAACAATCTCATCGATAATCTGCCATGTACCAGACGGCAAACGCTGCCCAATTACCGCGGCCGGGGTTAAACCAAAGTCAAGACCAACTTGGATTGGCACCGTAGGGTCTACCTCAGTAGGGCCAGACATAATATTATCGTTGTATTCTGGCCACACCGACTTACCCTCTTGCACGTAGGTGTACTTACCCTCTGCGTAGCACCTAATCCAGTCTAAATTCTTACCCAGCAGCATCTGCTGATAGTAGCCAGCGGGTAGGTTGGCCACGTTCTCGGCCTTCTTATTAATCTGCCACCACTTGCCGGATGCAAAGATGCAGTCATTTGCCTCCGGGTTCTCCGGCAGATCCTCAGCTGGCAACTCGATCACGCCGCCTGGCTGCTTAAAGAACTTCCAGGCATATGGCCCAGTCATCTTTTCTTTTTCTGCAATGCGAAACCACCAATGGTCGTCATCCATCGGGTTGGTATCCATCCAAATACCATGCCAACTAGCGCCGCCATCACGTTTAGTTGGGTATCGACCCACGCGGTGTGTAAGGCCATCGATTACAGCCTTCGGTAATTCACGCGCCTCGTTGACCCACGCGCCCGTTAGCTCTAGGGATAACAGCTTTCGCACGTCTTTTGGCTGGTCAAGCGCTAGGAAGATAACCTCTGCATCAATACCCGCTGCGCCGTCTCTAGCAGGCAGCCGGATGTGGTGGGTAATAGGCGGCGTATGCAGCATTGGCCCAAACGTGTTCTCTGGAAACAGGTCTAACCACGTCTTTATTGTGGTAGTCTTTAACTCAGGGTACGAGTTTCGTACGATAACAAAACGGCTATATCGGATGCCATCGATAGGGCTAGGCTTTTGCTGAATGGCGCGGATAAACACCTCGGCAGCGCAAGCATACGACTTGCCGGAGCCCACAGGCCCCATCATCCCGCGCACAAACGCGTTAGACGTGAGAAAATTGTATACCTCAGGGCTTTTAGAGAAGTCTAGGTTCAGACCTGTAGAGGGAATCTGTTTAGAACTAGCCTCTTTGGTACGTGACATAGGTAACCTTTTAATGATATTTTCTTAAATATACTGTATAAACAACAATATGCAAAATTATTAGGGTAATTATGGCCGGATATCACCTAACAGAGGCAGAGTTTATCGCGGAATGGAACAATTCCCCCAGCGCGCAAGACATGGCAGACAAGATTGGCATCAATGTTCGCAACCTATTAAAGCGCAGGCGTGCAATTGAGTCTAGAAACAACATTACTTTAGTCGCAAAGGGCGGTGGCCAAGATAAACTAAAGTACCAAAACATTCCAATTAGTAGGGTTGATGAAACTCCGCACAATACTAGGCGTGGAACTCAGATGGAGAGGGGGCGCGTAGTCGTATTTTCAGACGCACACTTCTGGCCAGACGATTACACTACGGCATACAAAGCGCTTTTGATGATTATCAAGGAGTTCAGACCAAAAGTCGTTATTGCTAACGGCGATGTGTTTGACGGCTCTCAGGCATCGCGCCATCCCCGCATTGGTTGGTCTAATACACCAACAATCAAGGAGGAGCTCGAGGCCTGCAAGGAGTTCATGGGCAATATTGAAAAAGCTGCCATAGGTGCAGAGCTAATTTGGACCCTGGGTAACCATGACGCTCGTTTTGAGACTTTTCTTGCGGCCCAAGCCAGCCAGTACGAGGGAGTGGAGGGCTTTACGCTAAAAGACCATTTCCCACTATGGAAACCATGCTGGTCATATTGGGTAAATTCCGATACAGTCATTAAGCACCGCTGGAAAGGCGGGTTTTCAGCTGGCCGCGCTAACTCACTTAATGCCGGGGTCAACATTATTACTGGCCATACCCACAACTTAGCCGTACAGCCCCTTACCGATTACAACGGTACAAGATATGGCGTGCAGACAGGAACCTTGGCAGATCCAAACTCAGAGCAATTCGTACATTATACAGAAGACAATTGTAAGGACTGGCGCAGCGGAGGGGTCTTATTATCTTTTGAGCGCGGAAGATTAATTTTGCCAGAGATTTTTCAAGTCTGCGGCGAGGATGAGTTTGAGTTTCGAGGCTGTATTAATAAGGTATGAGGATTACACCAGAGGCAGTACGCCATCTCTACTCAAGCCTGGTGGTAACGTACCCCTTCACCAAGTGGCCTATGCCTTTGCCGGAGCAGATTGATTTTCAGATTTTGCACGATACAGAGCTTATGGGGTCGTACCTCTTTGACAGCGGAGAGGATGATTACGAACACACCATTACCATCTCATCGGCCAGGTGTGCGTTCTTCTCGACCCTTCTCTCCACCCTCGCGCACGAAATGATCCATTGCAGCTTTCACAAGCAAAAAGGCGATAAGTGGTTGCAGCATGGAAAGCCATTTAGAACGCGTTGCAAACTCGTAGGACAGGAGCTTGGCCTCGATCCGCTAGAGCTTTAATGCTGTATACACAATGTATACACATCTGTATCTCATTCCATACAAAAGTAACATTTATGTTACTAAAAAGACAATAGAAACCGATTGTTTAATCTCCGCAAAAACACGGTATTCCTTCTTCATCAGTTTTAAACATATCAGCTTGATCTGCTGCAAAATTCTTCATTTGAATATAGCTTGGCCTATCTTTTCTAAACCTATCTCCATCACCAGTAAACTTTCCAGCAGAGTGTATTCTAGCCTCTTGCTCTGCCCACCAAATAGCTCTGTCAGGCTTTTCTGCAATAAGGCTTAATGTTTGTGGGTACCCCTTTAAAAAACATAAATCACAGTTGCCGTGATAAGTTTTGCCATTGAAGTTTGGCAAACCCAAATCAAAAGACTGCTCTCTCCAAAACTTTCCCACATCTGCTGCGGTAATGCCTGCGGTAAATAAAGGCACTCGCTCCCTTGCCATTTTCATAGCCCTTCTTGGTTCGTCTGCCCTAATGCCTACCCAATCCATGTTTTCGTTGTGTTTCCACCCTAACGACTTTAAATACTTATCTATTGTGCGTATTTTTAATTCAACAGTACAAAACCTTGTTACTGGATTTGGTAAGTAGTTTTTCTTTGTAATTAATGCCTCAAAAGGCTCACCATTTCTGCTGGCTGTAGCAAAGTCAACAACTTTGAATTTAGGGTCAATAGGTAGGTACTCTAACCAATGTATAGGAACATTCCAGTTTTGACCACAATCTCGTACAAATTCCAGCGTAGCTTCTTCTTCTTTGCCTGTATTTGCAAAAACTACAATGGCCTCATCAGGTAACTTCCCTTTATTAGACTGCAATATACGCCAAAGCATATAGGCAGAAGTGCGACCGCCACTAAAGCTAATTACTGTTGGCTCTAGTATTTCAAAAGGATCGCTCATTGTGCAACCTGATAAATAAACAATACAATCCCAGCAAAATAAAAGATAACTGCTGCACCCTCAACCACGAATAGCGGCGTATCGTCTAGCGCGTAGCCAGCAATAGCCCACATAGTAGAGCCAATGAACCCTAGAATCAGGTTTGCCGGGTAGATATTGAGCGCAGTCAGCAGAATGCTAATCAGGCATATGCCTGTGCCAATCCATTTAAACGTAATCATGTTAGTTCCTATGGTAGGTATTCTGTGGATTTTTGACCATGCTAGCGATTAAATGGTCAATAGTCGGGAACCATTGGATAAACCTCTGCCCGCTGGGCTCCCAAATCGTAAAGCTCACTTCATTCTCTTGGCTATCTCGCGCTCAATGTACCAGCGCGCCTTACGCAGATCCTCAATCGCATCGTGTTTCTCATCTGCGCGCCAAATGTACTTCATCGCGTTGCCCAGGCAAAACCCCATGTGCTCGGTAATCTGTATGCACTCGATCCCAGACGGATGGCTCAGGTAGTGTTTAGGTCTATTCACCGCATCGTGCGGTGAATCGTACTCTGGATTGTTCGGTTCAAAGTGCGCCATTGCTTAATCTCCGATCAGGTCTTTTAGATTAATGTTGCGTTTCTTTAACTCGCGCTTGAACTTCTCCATAGCGCGGTTCTCAATTTTGCTAACCGTCTGCGGGTGAATAAACAGCTCCTCCGCTATCTCTACGTTAGTCATCTCATGGGAGCTGGTTTCTTTTGGCAGCATCTTAGTTTTCTTCATTGAGGTTGGTACGCCATTTGCATAGTTCATCTAAGTCGCCCAGATCATCGTAATCTGACTCTATCTCTACAATACCAGCAAACGGAATGGGCTCCTCGTAACTAGAGCCAGAATCAATCACTACGGCGGGAGAGTGCTCTTTTCTTTTCGTCATATTATCCTCACGGGTTATTAGCGATATCGCTACCCCTGATGGTAATCAGAAAAAAAATAAATGCAATACCCTCTGTTGTTTTTTATTAAAAGTCTACGTCTTGAACGTCAGGCGGTTTGATATTAATGCCGATGACTGACGGTTTATCCGACTCATCGGGGTTATCCAAGAGGCCAGATGCCTTAGCTAGCAGGCGCAATACACCGACCTTATCGTATA